TCTTCGAGATCAGCCTCTCCACCCTTGGCGCCTGGCTGGTGCAGTTCCCGGAGTTCAAGCAGGCCGTGAACCAGGGCCGCGCCGTCGCCGATGCCGATGTGGCCGAGAGTCTCTACGGCCGGGCCACCGGCTACGACCGCAAGGTGGAGAAGATCGTGGCCACGCCGGATGGCCCGGAGGTGATGAGCTACACCAGGCACTACGAGGCCGACACCGCGGCCTGCATCTTCTGGCTGCGCAACCGCCGCCGCGACCAGTGGCGCGAGCGCATCGAGCACGAGCATCGGGCGTCACCCGACATGCTGGCCATGCTCGAGGCGGCGGGCGAACGCGCCCGCAAGGTCCGCCGCTGAAGGATCGCGCGATGTCCACCGCTCTCGAGCTTGAAGGCCGCCTGCACCGCGAGATTGGCGCCTTCCGTTTCGATCCTCTGGGCTATGTCATGTACGCCTTTCCCTGGGGCATCGACGGTACGGCGTTGGCTCGGGAGAATGGGCCCGAGCCCTGGCAGGAGGAGATCCTGGTGGCGTTGGGCAACGGCGTGCATGACGGCGGCGAGGCCGTGCGGTCGGCCGTTGCTTCGGGGCACGGCATCGGCAAGTCGGCGCTGGTCGCCTGGATCATCCTATGGGCGATGTCGACCTTGCCCGAGACGCGCGGCGTGGTCAGCGCCAATACCGAGGGCCAGCTGCGCACCAAGACCTGGCCCGAGCTCGCCAAATGGCATCAGCTCTGCCTCAACCGCGACTGGTTCGAGTATACGGCGACCTCGCTGCACTCCGTGCTGGACGGCCGTGACCGCACGTGGCGCGTCGATGCCATCACCTGGTCGGAGAACAACACCGAGGCCATCGCCGGCCTGCACAACAAGGGCCGGCGCGCCTTCGTCCTGCTCGACGAGGCCTCGGCCATCCCCGATCCCGTGTGGGACACGATCGAAGGCGCCCTGACGGATGGCGGCACCGAGCTCTTGTGGTGCGTTTTCGGCAACCCCACGCGCAACACAGGCCGCTTCCGCGAATGCTTTGCCGGCGGCCGCTTCGCCCATCGCTGGCAGCCGCGCCAGATCGATTCGCGCTCGGTCGCGATGACCAACAAGCGTCAGATCGAGACCTGGGTCAGGGACTGGGGCGAGGATTCCGACTTCGTGCGCGTGCGCGTCCGCGGCGAGTTCCCGCGCGCCGGCAGCCTGCAGTTCATCGACTCCCAACGGGTCGAAGACGCCGTACGTCGCGAGCTTGTGGATGATGGCCTCTCTCCTCTCATCATGGGGGTGGACATCGCCCGCCAGGGCAGCGACCAGACCGTCATCCGCTTCCGCCGTGGCCTCGACGCCCGCTCCATCCCGCCGGTCAAGCTGCGCATTCCGGACCTGATGCTGATCGCTGGCCGCGTCATGGAGGCGGTGGCCGAGCACAGGCCCGACGCGGTGTTCGTCGACTGCACCGGCATCGGCTGGGGCGTTCAGGATCGCCTCAACCAGCTGGGTTGCCGCAACCTGTTCGGCATCGACTTCGGCGGCAAGGCCGACCGCCATGACGCCACGGCGCGCTATGCCAACAAGCGCGCCGAGATGTGGGGGTTCATGAAGGACTGGTGTGCCCATGGCTGCCTGCCCGACGATCGCGACCTCATGGCGGATCTCACCGGGGTCGAATATGGTTATGACGCCGCCAATGCCTTGCTGCTGGAACGCAAGCAGGACATGCGCCGCCGCGGGCTTGCCTCACCCGACGACGGTGATGCCCTCGCCCTCACCTTCGCCTATCCCGTCCTGAAGCAAGACTGGGCCAACGAGCGCCGTCTCGAGGAGAAGCTCGCCAGGCTCAAGCGATGGGTAGTCTAGTGCGCGAAGTCGCTGATCCGGCAGCGGGCTTGCCCCGCGTAGCGCCAACGGCGCGCTGTCTCGAGGAGAAGCTCGCGAGGCTCAAGCGATGGGTGGTCTAGTGCGCGAACTCGCTGATCCGGCAGCGGGCTTGCCCTGCGTAGCGCCATCGGCGCGCCGTCTCGAGGAGAAGCTCGCGAGGCTCAAGCGATGGGTGGTCTAATGCGCGAACTCGCTGATCCGGCAGCGGGCTTGCCCTGCGTAGCGCCAACGGCGCGAAGCAGGGACATCTCCATGGACACCTTCAAATGGATCGTCAGCGGCCTTCTTGGCGCATTGGTGGTCGGCGTGGGCTGGTTCCTCGCCGGCATCCAGACTGACCTGCGTGATGTCCGCAAGGAGATGACAGGACTGCGTGTAGAGTCCGCCGTCACCAACACGAAGCTCGAAGAGCTGATCGCCGAGTTCCGCCGGCGCAACCCACGCTGATGGCCGATCGCATGTCCTCGCGGGCGGTGGATCCGTCGCTCTCCGACAGCGACCTGCTCGACCTCTTGCGCCGCGAGGAGCAGGCCGCCGCCGATTATCAGGACAGCGTTCTGTCCGCCCTGCGCCACGAGGCGCTCGGCTACTACGACCGCAAGCCCTTCGGCGACGAGCAGGAGGGCGCCTCCCAGGTCGTGACATCCGAGTTCGCCGACGTCGTCGAATCCCTGATGCCCGGCCTGATGCGCGTGTTCACGGATGCCGACGAGCTGGTGCGGTTCACGCCCAGCCGGCCGGGCGAGGAAAGGTGGGCGGAGGAGGCGAGTCGGTATGTCCCGCATGTTCTGATGCGTCAGAACGACGGCTTCCGAATCCTGTCCAGCCTCCTCAAGGACGCGCTGATGTTCCGGCTGGGCGGCGTTACGGTCGATCTCGAGGAAATCGATGAAACGCACACCATCCCCGTGCAAGGCCTGCCAAGCGATGCGATCCATCTCCTTGTCGCGGCGCATAGGGAGGAGGGAGCCACCGTCGACCTGGATCTCGCGGCCGAACCGACAAGCAAACCGCCGGTGCACCTTGCCCTCGCCCGCGAGCTGCCCGACTTGCCGCTTTCATTGCCGGACGAGCGGCGCCTGTCGGGCGCGCTCGCCGTCACGTATCGCCGGTCGCGCGTTGCGGTCGAGGCCATCGCGCCGGAGGATATCCGCTTCAGCCCCGGCGCGCGGCATGAGGACCAGGCGTCGTTCCTTGGCTACGTGAAGCGGGCCACGGCCTCGGAATTGGCGAGACTGGGCCTGAACGAGGAGCAGATCGAGTCCCTGCGCGGCCATCGTCCGGCGCCCGCGGAAGAGAGCGAGCGGAACGATGGTTTCGTCGCCGGCAAGGAGCGATCGGGTGACGGCGACAGCGAGCGCCCGCTGTGGCTTTGCGTGGCCTACATCCGGGCCGATGACGATGGGGACGGCATTTCCGAGCTGCTGCGCGTTGTCTATGCGTACAGCGGCGCGCCCAATGGCGAGACACAGGTCGGGCACATCATTCAGCGCATGCCGTGGGACGGACCGGCTTCGGTCGCGCTCGCCACCCCCATCCTGATGCCCCACGCCCTCGTCGGCCGCTGCCTGTTCGACCAGGTGCAGGACCTGCAGGAACTGGGCTCGGTGATCACGCGCAGCCTGCTCGACAACCTCTACCTGGCGAACCGGCCGCGCCCGGTGATCTCCGACCACGTCAACATCGACAGCTTGATCGACTGGACGCCGGGCTCGCCCATCCGTCTGCGCGCTGGCGCACGCCCGGGGGATGACCACGTCGCGTGGCTGCAGGTGCCCAATGTCACCGCGGGCGCGCTGACCGCGCTGGAGCACCTGGCCAGCGTGCGCGAGAACCGCACTGGCGTCACCCGCTACAATCAGGGCCTCGATGCCGACAGCCTCAACAAGACGCTGGGCGGACTCGACCGCATCATGTCGGCGAGCCAGCAGCGCCAGGACCTGATCGCGCGCGTCTTCGCCGAGACCGCGATCAAACGGCTCTACCGCCTCATCTACCGTGCCATCCGGCGGGCGGCGACGGGCCCCGTGCGCTACTGGGCTGGCGCGGCGGGCACTTTTGCCGGTTGCGATCCCACCCGGTGGCCCGATAACATGGACCTCTCGGTCGACGTCGTGGGCATCGGCAACCGCGAGCAGTCGCTGGGCCACCTCGCGCTGATCGACAGCCTGCAGGAGAAGCTGATCGCCCTGCAGGGCGGGCGCACGGACGGGCCGTTCGTGACCGCCGCGAACGTTGCCAGCGGCGCCCAGAAGCTGGCGGAGACGCTTGGGTACAGGACGCCGGGGCTGTTCTTCCAGACGGCGGAGCGGGCAGCTGCGGCCGTACCTTCATCGCCGCCGACAACGGCAATCGATCCGGCCATGATGCTCGCCGATGCCCAGATCGAGCGCATGCGCGAGCAGACGGCGGCCGAAATCCGCATCAAGGAACAGAAGGCCACAGCGGAGATAGAGATCGCACGGTTCAAGGCGCGACACTGGGCTGAGATGCAGCGTATCAAGAGCGGTTTGGATTATTCGGCTCACGCCGAGACGCTCAAGCATCAATGATATTTTCTTGTCCAGCCGGTGATGACGCGCCATCGGTTCGCGACTCTGATCCGCATCGGTGAGAGGCGCTCGCCGCATTGAGTGATGACGTCGCTCGTCAGTCCAACCTGCGGGCTGCACTACAGAGAAAGTTTTGCCGACTTTTACCATACGGCTTGTCCATATTGATAAATGCAGCAGGTACCTCATCGATCAGGTTCATTTCAAAAAAACGTTTTGACTTCCTAACCCGATTTTGTGGCCTATCCCTGCCGACGCTCATCACGAGGGATCGGCACCATGGCCAACAACGGCCCCTACCTTTGCCACGATAGTGAGAAGACACCCGCGCAGGCACGCGAGCACAAGGTGCAGCGCGCCCGCGAGCTGCTGGCCGACGCCGGTTGGCTGTTCGATGATTTCGTCAACGCCGAGATGCGCCGGGTCCTGACCAGCGATCCCGACGACATGACGACGCGCGAGATCGCCTACAATCGCGCCCGCATCGCCACCGAGCTCAAGGCTGGCCTCGCCGCTCTGGTTCGGGAGGACGAGGCTGACGCGCGCCGCAAGGAACGGCGCGACAGCGTCAGGGAGGCGATCCATGGCCGTTGACATGGATGGAGGCGCGCCGGAGTCGGTCGACGTCCGGGAGGCTGTTGGCCTGATGGCCGAGACCGAAGCCGAGGCGACGCCCGAGCAGGACTTAGGTGCCGAGCTGCCCGAAACGCTCGTGGAAGAGTCGGTCCAGAACGCGACGGCCGTCCCTGACAGCGAGGAGCTGGAACGCGTCGTGGCCGATGACGCGCCCGACTACTGGAGCGCCGAGGACAAGGCGCGCTGGGGCGACGTTCCGGAAGACTTGCGACCGGTGCTGCGGAAGTACGAGCAGAAGCGGGCGGCCTTCCTGCATGAGAAGACTCGCGAGGCAGCCAAGGCGCGCGACGAGGCCGTCCACGCAGCCAAGGCGGCAGGCAAGGTCGTCGAGCAAGCGGCGGCCTGGTGGCAGCAGAACGGTCCCGCCTTCCGCAAGGCCTTCGCCGACAAGTGGTCGGGCACGGACTGGAAAGCATTGGCCGAGAAGGACCCAGAGGGCGTCCAGCGCCTGATCCAGCAGCGTCAGGAGGAAGAGGCGCTGCTTGCCGAGGCGGAGCGCCGCGGCCAGGCAGAAATGGCAGCGGCCGAGGAGAGGGCCGAGCAGGAGAGGCAGGCCGCGCGCCGCGCTGAGCACGCCAAGCTCGCCGAGAAGCTGCCGGAATTCTTCGGCCCCGACCGCGCTCGGCAGACCTACGATGCGCTCAGCCGCTTCCTGTTCGAGAAGGGCATCCCGGCCGACCGCATCGCCCATATCTACGAAGCTCCCGTCATCGAGCTGGCGCTCGCCGCCATGCGCTGGGAGCGCGCACAGCTTGCCCTCCGAAGCCGCGAACGCGGCGAAGGAGGGGGGACCGCGAAGACGACACCGACCCGCATCGCACCTGGACCTGCCGCAAGGCTCGACAACCGGGAAGGCGTTGCGGCCCGCCAAGTCGGCGAGCGGTTCAGGCAGAGCGGGGGAGCCTCGATCGCCGACGCGGCCGAGCTCATCCGTTTGAGCGGTTTGTAGTCAAGCCGCGAACCATTCTCCAACGCCAAGGAGGAACGCAGCACATGGCTGCACCGACCAACACCTTCATCACCAACAGTGCCGTGGGCAACCGCGAATCGCTGCACAACATCATCTCCATCCTGAATCGGGACGAGACGCCGTTCATCAGCATGATCGGCTCGGGCGACGCCGACGCCACCTACGAGGAATGGCAGCTCGATACGCTGGGCAACGCCGACACCAACAACTCCAACCTCGAAGGCGATGAAAGCACCGCATCGCCGGTGGTGCCGACGGTGCGCGCGGGCAACCGCACGCAGATCCTGAAGAAGCCTTTTACCATCTCCAACACCCAGGAGGCTGTGAAGAAGGCGGGCCGCGACAGCGAAGTCAGCTACCAGACCGCGCTGGCCGGCCGCCGCGTGAAGATGGATCTTGAGGCCATCGCTTGTCAGAACCAGGCCTCGGTCGCCCAGTCCGGTGCGGTGACCCGCAAGATGGGCGGCTTCGAGAGCTGGCTCACCAGCAACGTCTCGCGCGGCACCGGCGGGGCCTCGGGCGGCTTCACCGGCGGCAACACCGTGGCCCCGACCGACGG